CTTATCCAAGTCCGGGGGGATTCGAACCGCCTTTGTCACTTATGTGTAGTATAAGCGTCAGTCCAACCGACTTTAAGACTAAGATGTTACAAGACTCACTTATTGGTTCATGAGTCTGTTAGGATTTACTTAGGGGAGAAAGAGATGCTAAAAGAAGACATTCTGTAGACCCTCTGATATCATTTCTATTCCAGTTCCTACTGCTCCAAATGGCCCAGGTAGAAATGAACCAACCCTGCCGACGTTGCGCATTATGGCTAAAACTCTCTCCCAAAACGAGGAGTTCTGAGCACATGGGACTGCTACGGGTAGGTTGTCCTTTATTACATTATACATTTCTAAAGCAATTGGGTCATATTTGGGCGACTTTCCTGAAAACGAGTAGGTTAGGGAGTTGGTATTGGGTTGCATTTCGAGACAAGACCACTCTTTAACGATAAGAGTGGCATCCTCTGTACTGTTATTAGTGATCTTTGTAACAGAGGTCTGTAAACATCCGAGTCCTTTCAAGGGATGTGTTCCATCAGACGTGAGTGCACATGTTGATGAGTCTCCATCTGTTGCTACATAGGAGTCAGCATCACAGAAGTTTGCCCACTCAAAGTCGGATTTATTGTTTGTTACCACTGTGAACATTCCCTTTATTATGCTCTCTGTGTAGTTGTCTCGTGGGGGAAGTGGATTGATGGATTGTAGACCGGCTACATTTCTTTGGACTATACTGTCATCATAGGTTGCTGAAGTCAATACTGCCTGTGTCAACTCTCCTGTGCTGACCATCACATTGGCTGTTCCTCCGACAGTTTCCTTAGTGTACTCTGGAGTTTGTACTTCTCCAGTGTCCACTTGGGTGACTCCGGTTATAAGATTGTCTTCAAAATGTAGATCTGCCTTCCAGGTTGATATTGATCCATTGAAGGACATGTAATTCATAGTCGGATATACACCGATCCCTCCCGATGCAAAGCGAAAATTCGAGTAGTTGTTTTGTTTTGGGGATCCATTTCCATAGTTCTGTTCATAGGTGTTACTAACTGTTCCTACAAGCGAGGTTGGTTGAGCGCCCACTGCGACTGACTGTTTGAATATACTATAGCCTGGTACTGGAGCTTTTACAATATAGGTGTCTTTACCCGCTGGAGCAGAGACGGTAAGAGTGTTACAATCTTTTATCATAACAGTCCTACCGTCAAACATGTCCGGGATACCTCTTCCAGCATCAACACTAGAGTCAGCCATTCCATATGAGCACTTCACAAATCTGTAACCATCACCTGACATCCTTATTACATTTCTTGGTCCCCTAACTCCCCTCATTCCTCTACTCCTCCTCCGGCGACCCATAGTCGCAGGGGGAGGACCTGTCCTCTGAAGCATCGGTCCCACAGGCACCAAGGCCTTCGTCGTTGTGGTCGTTGTTGTCTGCTTCACTTGATTCCTGTTGTTTACTCTTCTTCTTCTCACCATGTTTATTTTGTTTCTTCTCTTCCTGAATTCTTTGTTGTATTTCTGTCATTTCTCTCAACAAGTCCGAAAATAGTTCTTCTCTCGCCAATTTTCCGCTCGATGCTATTCTGGTTCTTTCAAAACTCCGATCTGGCGTCTGCACTACGTGTTGCACCACTACAGGTGGACCTTGAGTGATCACACAGTTTCTGGCTCTTAGTGGTGCGCCGATTGACACGAATGCAGAGCTGACTCTGCTTATTTTGTCTTGACTCTCCGGTCCAAGGTATTCGGAGGCTGTTACGAGAATGTCCGTGCATGGGATGGGCAATGCTGGAGTTTTGGGTTGTCTCTTTATCTCATTAGTCACAACATTTGCCAATCCTTTGACCTCTCTGGCCTGTAGTGGGCCATCGTATGGCTCTCTCTTCATTATTCTTCCTGGATGTAGGTGCCATCCTTGTTCCAAAAGGGTTTCATAGACGAACCTCGTTCCATAATTTGAGAATATCACTACTGCCCAGTCGAGCTCAAATTCTGCTAGGTACTCATCAATAACGTTGCTGATCTTATTCTTCTTTACCTCCACAGTTTCGGGCTTCACATACTTCACATGTTTCTTTTCCTTGAACTTTTTCATGAGTGCCGTCTCTCTTTCCATCACTTCTGAGTACGGAGGTGATGTCACATCCGATGTTAACATTTTCAGTTCATCCTCTTTTGTTTGAGAATACCAGCTATTGTCCTCACGAACTTTCACTGGCATCATTTTCTTTTTGTTGTCCTTCCTGTACTCCTTTAGTTGATTTGTGAGAGCGGGGAAAATATCCAACCATCTCTCGGGGAGTTTGTTATCTGAGCTGAGAAATACATTTTTGCAAAAGTTTGGATCGGGTACGCCATCAGAAGACGGCCATTGAAAATCCTCTCCAACCAAGTGCACCAACTCAGGAGCCTCTCCCCTACCATTGTTTGACTGCACACCCATGGCTATGACTTCATTGCTTGTGTTGTTTACAATGTCACACATGGCATTCCACAGGTTGGGATGGTGAAATGCCCCAGTAACCATATAACCTCTGGCACTATCAAATAGGTATCTTTGGACCGTTGTTCTAGTGGATTTGGCCGAAACAATTACTCGAGGGTTTCCTATTAGAGAAACAAGATCATCTTCAGGAAGAAATGGGATGGGCTCCGTCATGTATTTGCCTTCGACAAATACAAGAAGGGCACCAAGCCACTTACTTTGAAAAAGTGTTTGACCAGCGTCTTGTTCCTCGTTCACGGGAGTGGGGTTCCACGTTCCCTCTTTTATTGTCAGACCCATTCTTTTCATTTCTTTAATAACTGCTTTTTGGTCCATAAGATTGACTCTTTTGTGCAACAAGACCTCATAAGCAAATATACTTTTTACCGTGTCGAATATTGTTGTTCCAACGACACCGGTTCTCAGACTTGCATGGGGTTTGTTGTACATTTGTATGCCATCTATCCAAAACTTCGAGTTTATTGCCATTTTTGCCCATAACAAAGCAATGTTCTGCCAGAAGGGGTTTGGTCCCCACTTTTTCTCAAAACAGGTGCATATGTATGCTATTGTGTGAAGAACTGTATCTTTATCAACACTTGCATCCTGTTGAGAGAAGTCTGGCATCACATTCCACAAAATTCCTTCCTTATCCCTGAAAACTAGCATTACGTCGTCTCCATATATTGCAAGCTTCTTTTCTCCTCTTTTCGTGTTCATTGCCCATCTTCTTATTTTCTCTCCACCCCCATGGGCAAGAGAGAAGCCATATCCATTCCAACAACCTTCTTGTTGATCGAAGGTTTTTAGAGTGGAGGTGAAGTTTTGAGCAAGAAAACTAAAAAGAAACTGCATAGAGGAGTTAATGCTCCAATAAGGTCGTGTTTTGCTCTTTAGCTCACTCACTTTATACCTGTCTTGCTTGTTTTTGCATTCCGCGGCCATTAACCAAGGTCTTTCTGCCATATATTGATCGAAATCACCGTCTGCAGCCTCTAGGAGCTCTTCAAGATCTTTCCAAATTTTGTCCCACACCTCCATTTTTGGTTTGAAATAAGGGGGGCCAGAACTTGAGTTTTTGGTGATTTTGATGTCTGATAGAAGATCCCTATAGTTTCCATTCCATGTTGTTAATGAATCTGAATCTATTGGAAGTCTTTCTTTCAAGATATCTTGAGCATTCAATCCCTCCGCCTTCAGTATACTTTCGGAAGAAATCGGTTTTACCTTAAACCACATTTCGAGCCTATTTTGAAAACCCTCTTTGGTTCCCGTGCACATGACACGCTCAGAGATTGGGCCATAGTAAAGCGGATCTCTTGCCAGTAGATACTGAAGCATTTCCCTCATTCTAGTCGGTGGTCTAAAAGACCGGTGAGGTGGATCTATGCCCATCTTTTCATCAATTCTTCCAACAGTTAATTCAACTGGGCCGGGTCTTACTGGTTGTGCTACTTCAGATATTAAGTTTTGGACATCCGATTTGGATGGTTCGGTTCGTGCGTTTCCAGTCATCAAAGGTGCTTCTACTCTGCCCCCATCTTCGACTATTTGCTTTAGCAGAGCGAAGTCTTGTCGCTTTCTGAAATTCATTTCTGTATTCATTTCCCATAGACTTGTTCTATCGCCAACTAATATAGGGTTTGAAACATCCATACTTACTTCTTGCTTTTGATTTGATTAGAAAAACGTTACCGGCTTGGAAAACAAAAGAAGGAAATATC